ACGTTGTATGTTACATTTGTTAATGAGAACAAAACTGGTGGTCTTATTAGATTCTACCAAGAGTTGTTGTCACAGTAAATAAGTAGCAAGTAGGGTGGTAAGTTGATTAGGGGCATGACTTACCACACCCTTGCATAATAGTTAATTTAAAAAAAGATAGTAGGAGAAAACAAAATATGAACCTAATTGAAAGATTCAAGCAAGGTGGGATTGATACCTACTCATATAGTATGGACACTATGAAAAGAATGTTTACAGGTGAACAAATATCTAAAAGCATACTTGATGGTCCACAAAAAATACTTATGGAGAAAATCAATCAATTCAATAATGATTACATACGTACACGTTATTTGAATAGAAACAGAAGCATGTTAGAACCATTAGAAGATATTGGCTTAACTGACAAGCTTAATTGGAAACGTGGTGTCACTAATACACTAGAAAAACTATTTGTTGAAAGAATACTACAGTTTGGCAAAGGTGGTAGTGTAGACTTAAAGTTTGTGAGAAGACCAAACAATAGTGCATACCTAGGTGATCGAGCACGTAATGACTTAGATAGTGTCTGTAGAAGTCTAAAAAGAGTTAAAGACATGAAAGGTGCTTGGAATGATACTGAAGAACGTAAAAAGCTAGAAGCATTTATTGACTTGTGCTTAGATACGTTCTTTAAAAACATTGATGAAGCAAATAATTACTTAAAAACTGTAAAAAGTATGCAATTTCTACCATATATTGTTAGCCTAAGAACAGGAAACAAAGAAAACATGATAGAAACGCCTACTGGATACAGAACTGGTAAGTATTGGAGTGCATTAGATACATATAGTAGTTTACATAGAGAGTTAATTGTAGCATTACATATTAACAAACCTGATGTTAAGTATTATAATAGAGATAGAGAACACGTAGCAGATATTAGATCTGCACCTGTTACTTTGTTGTTTAGGTATCACATGTCATCTATGGTACAATGGTGGGTTAATTTATACTTTAACTTGTACAAAGAAGATGGTAGTAACAATGAAATGATTGCTAATCAATTAGTTACAAACAATAGATCAATACCTAGAATGTTAAATGCAGATCCGTCAGTTTTGTGGGAAGGTGCTACTTACAGAGGTAGCCGTGGAAGTGATGAGCTTAACATAGAATACTTTAGAAACAGAAAAGCATTAGATGTTTCGTCTATATACCACAATTACATGAATTCTACTGAGTATCCTTACATAGGTAGTCAAGATGGTTCTGGTTCTAAATACACATCTCTAAGTACAAAAGGATTTATGGAAAAACTATTTAAAGACGTAGATAGTGACATAGATTACAGGCTTTCTCAAAGACTAATTGAGAAAAAGTATGGACATAGAGGCAGAAACCATGAACATATATATAGATTGCAACATGAGTTACCTAGAAATCAATGTTTTGGTGACTTAAATGGTGAGATATATAACTGTGCTTCAACAGGTAACTTTATAGGTATGGTACCTTTAATATCTAAATGGCAACATTACATAGAAGGTAGATCTAATCCACTACAAGGATTAAATAATTTACCACACATAATAACTACTGACTGGGACAGAACTATGATTAGAAAAGTCGTAGGAAGTATAGATATTATGCGTAAAAACCACTTACTACAAAATGGTTTATGTTTCCAGTTAAATCACAATGTATACTATAGTGACTTTATTAATCATGAAGCAGCATTTGGTGACATTGTAAGTATGTTAGATTACCACGCAGGAAATAACAATGAATTTATGTTTGATGCTAGAAACTGTGTAAGTATGATAAAACATCAGTATCAAAAGTATGCTAATCAACAAGTTCCTCAGGACTTCGTAGAAACTACTAACTTTGATGGTTACTTTAATTACTCATATGTAAGAAGTAAACGATACGAGTCAAACAATATTGGATTGCACTCTGATAATCCAGAATGTATGTACAATACAGAAGGATTTAATGAACGATTTGTAACAGAGTTTTGTTTAGAAGCATACGATGAAAACTATGTTAAGGAAAAACAAAGAAGTCTAAAAGACATGAAATTAGCACTTGCAAACAAGTTAACTTCAGAGATGGAAGACAAAGACGAAGCTTATGATGAATACTTAAAAGAGCTTCGTAGAATAATGTCTCCTGAAACATTTCCTGTTCAAGATAGATACGGCAGAAATGCAATGTTAACGTTGTTAGATTACTACACTTCTTGTAAACAAACATTAGATGAAATACACGAAGATGGTTTATTGACTGAAGAACACTCAAGTTCTTGGGAATCTATAAATAGATTTCATGATATAAACTATGATAAGTACGAAACATTTGAAATGTTTATAAGTGAAGTAATTAAATGTTACGTAATACCTAACATAGAAATTGTTGAAGAGCAAGTATCACAAGATATAGTAAGTGATACTATTGATGCTTTAATAGAACAACAAGAAGATAATTCTACCAACGGAAGATACGACTTTAGTACAGAAGAAGGTAGAGCATTATGGGCTCAACACATTAGGAACAGGAGGTCTAGATGAGCGAGTTTAATATGAGTGGTAAAGATTGGGATAAAATCATTAACTACTCACACATAGCATGGGAGAAAGATAAATCTGAAATTGGTGGCATGATGATTGCTACTAAGGAAGGTAATGACTTTCTACTCAGTGATCCAGTTATACTAAAACAGCAAGTTAGTGGAAGTAATACTGTACTAGATAAAGAAGCTTTAGCACAATATTATGGTAAAACAGCAATTAAGAATGCTGGTAAAGACATAATATTTGTATGGTGGCATAGTCATCATACTATGGCAGCTTTCTGGTCAGGCACTGACTTAGCAACTATTGACACTACTAAATCTGGTAGTGTCAGTATGTCTTTAGTAGTTAACTTGAAAGAAGAGTACTTATTTAGAGTGAACTTATGGGAACCAATAAAGGCACATAAAGATGTTAGTATTAACATTATAAGGCCTGAACGTAAAATACCTAAATCACTTTATAACGAGTATGATAAACTAGTTAGTGATATAGTAGTCACTAGGAAAGTAAATAAACCTAAGTTCAAGTATCAATACAACAGAACATACAACCATCACTACAAATGGAACGACTTTAATAGTTTTCCTGACTTAAGTGATGATGAATATGTAGATGTAGAAGCTAAGGTAGATGATATGCTATCTTTGTTTTATGTAGGTGAATTAGGTTACAAAAAGCTTAAGAAGCAAATTACTACTCTAAATAATAAACTTGCTAAAGATGATAGTGAGTTAAGAGTTGAATTGCCTGCTAAGCCTATATTAGAAAGTGTAATAAAAAGTGGATACTTCGACAGACACGGAGCTTCTAAGTTAATAGTGTGTAATACTCAAGGAAAATTACCATTATGAAAGAAACATTAGCATACGATAAAAATCGTAATCCACTTAAACAAACAAAGTACCAATCTAAAGAATGGCCATTCAAAACAAAGAAATCTGCTACAAAAGCATTTGCTGAGTTTGAAAAGATCTATGGTCGTGGATGGTACTATTACGAGGGTTGGAATCCTGCTACATACAAGGAATTACCTTGGATAACAAGATTTCACCCTGATTACAAACTGTATTTAGCTTATAATAGGAGGAAAAAGCGTGAAAGACAGGTACGAAGGGATAGTAAATAACTATCACAAATATACCTATCATATACTAGGTTGCGGTGCTATTGGTAGTGCCGCAGCTACTCAACTAGTTAGGATGGGTGCAACCAACATAGTCTTGTATGATATGGACACAGTTGGTGTAGAGAACATTGGTGTATCACAGTACAATACCAAGGATATTGGATTATTCAAAACAGCAGCACTAACAGAACATTTGCTATTTATTAATAGTGATATAGACGTAGAACAAAAGTGTGGAAGATTTGATGCAAGTATGTGGTCTCCAAGACAAAATGCTACAAACGATGTAGTAATATTAGGTTTTGATAGTATGGAAGCTAGAAAAGAAGCTGCCGAAATAATACTAAAGAATGATAATCCAGCAGCTATGATAGATGGTAGAATGGGTGCTGAACATTATCACCAAATAGTACTTGAAAAACCAACATTAAGTAAGTATATTAAGCACTGGTATAGTGACGAAGATGGTGATCCAGAACCATGTAATGCAAAAGCTACAAGCTATTGTAGTAACATGTCTGGTAGTTTTATCTCAGACACTATAAAGAAATTACTTACGGATAGTGTTTACTATAAAGAGTTATCATTTCACTTTCCTAGCTTAACAATGCGTAGAGCAGGATTAGTAGATAATAGTAAACAATAGATAAATTAGTTGCGGTAGTAGGTATCCATATCCACACTCATGTTCTACTATCATCTAGACTACTACCGCAGCCCATTAGGAGAAACTATGAGTAAGATAGATACCGATAAAGCAAACAAAGCTTTTGAATTACAAGAAAAAATAAGTAAATTAATAGATAAACTTGATGACTTAGGTTTCGAGTTTATGTTCTATAATCAAATAAGTTCAGTTAGAAGGAAAAGAAATGTTAGAAGAAGCAATAAAGTCAATACTTAATTACCTTTGGGAAGATGAAAGAAAACACTTTAATGGTGAGTCTGACCACATCTTTTACAGTCTAATACAACTTGCAATATCCTACAAAATAGAAGCTTTATACCCTGATATACTTAGGACATTATCTAATGCTTACGATGATAATGAGAAATATCTAGATCAGGAAAGTAAAGATAAGATATTTGAGTGGATCAAAAAATACAAAAATGAAGAGTTATTTACGGCCGTTGACGATGATACGTTAGTTTGTAGTAACTGTATATCACCAAGTGTTTATGTACAACAGTTTATAAACCCAAATGATAACAGTCATCCAAACTACCAAAATTATGAAATGATAGCAATATGCGAGTATTGTAATTTCGAAGAGACAGAGCTAGTACCTTTGTCTAAAGCTGAAAAATAACTTGCATAACAGTATATTATTTCATATATTCACATAGTTAGTTAAACTTGTGTTATAGATAATCAGTGTAGTTTCATATGCAGTTCACATTTTGCCGAGTGTGTTACAGACGTGAAGCTACGTTGGTTATTAACTTTAACCTACTTTAAATAGAAAAGGAACATAATATGAAATTTAAAGGTAAAGAATATACTGAAGTAAAGGATAGATTGTTTGGATTCTTATCTGAATATCCCCAAGCAACTATTAAAACAAAACTGATTTCAGTAGATCAGATCATAGACTCACCAAGCGGAGAACAATGTAATGAATATATTGTACGTGCTAAGGTGATTCCTAATCCATTACAAGAACCAGAAATTTATTACACAGGCTATGCAGCTGAACGTGATAATACTGGTTTTGTAAATAAGACATCAGCATTAGAAAACTGTGAAACATCAGCTGTTGGTAGAGCATTAGCTTTTGCTGGATTTGGTGGTGACTTTGCTATAGCTTCTAAAGAAGAAGTTGACAATGCAAAGACAGCTGCTAAAAAATCAGCAGTAACAGTAGATATGCTTTCTAAGTTAGATGCTTTGTCTAAGAGAGTTAAATCACATATAGGTGAAGAACATTATCGTGTTTATGTAGAACGTAGATCTAATGGATATTACGATACTAAAGTTAGATACAATAAAACAATGGATTTCTTTACAAAATCTATACCTACAGAAAGTGAGGCTACAAATGTCAAACAAGGATAAAATGTATACTTACACTGTAGAAAGTTCTAAACCTGGAAAGTGTGAAACTTTCTACAATAACGGTCATTTCGTACTTATGAATATACTATTAACAGATAATGGTACTATTGATATACAATCAAACTTAGAAGAATTTGAAACATTCTTAGAAGATATGAATCACGGAATGATTGAAGCTGCAAATGAGAAAAACAGAGATCATGCAATGGCTAACATGGATGCAGATGTTAGTGCAGATCGTAATATGTTAGGAGAATAACATGGCAATTAGTGGTACAAAAGTTGCATCAAACAAGACAATTAAAAATTATTTTGTTAATGAATGCAAGATCACAGATGCAGAAGTCATGGATAGTCAATACACTGACATGAGCTTGAAGTTACAATTAGAAGATAAGAACAACGGGTACACATATACCTGCTTTGTTAACCAAAACTTCGAGAAAGATCATGCTGGTGTAGTTACAGATATGAAATATCCAACTGACTTGAACACACTATTCTTAGCAGCAGGAACAGATTTAAATGTTTCTGATGCAGGAGTATTAGCAACAAAATCTTTAGAAGGTTTAGTTGATAAAGAAGTAGCATGTATTACATACAGTTCTACTGGTAAATACAAACGTAATACATGGGGTGTTGTTTCTAGCCTTAGTAAGAAAGATGACTTAGAATCTCAGTTCGTAAAACAACTAGAAAAAGGTTATCCTAAAGACTATCAAAAACCTACAGTACAAGCAAAAGGATCAGATACAGTTGTAGTATCTGGTGAACAAGTTGCTGTAGATGATTTACCATTTTAATGACTATTGAAAACATAGTAATTAATTGGATCAAAAGTCGAGCAAGATCCAATCCTAATTTCTATAGTTACGAATTCGAAGAAAGTATACCAGCTTACGGAAGACTTACAGAACAAAAAGTACATACTGCAAGTTCTTATTCTAGGTCTTTTAGAAAGATACGTGAAAGTAATACTTTAGATAAGCATGGTATTAAATTAACCGAAATACAACATGAAAACAATAGTAAGGTAAAAGGATGGAAAATAGAAACACTGTAATAGAAGTGATCCAAGGTGATTTAAGTAATAGAAATAAAGTATCTACATTAGACATCTATAACAAGATTGAACAAAAGAACATGTTTGGCAAAGAAATGTATAGGTCATACTATTCTTTTGACTCAACTTTTGGTGACTACGTATTAACTAACAAAACAGTTAAAGGTTTTGACGGTTTAGCTTATGCAGATACTATTACTATTGACTTAGACAAAGGGGAACACAGTGATGATAAGTTCCAAGAGTACCTTAGGTACTGTTTAAATGAGTTGTTTGACTTTGATATTAGAAGTGAAGATATAAATTTGTGGTTTAGTGGTAAAGGTTATCACATTGAATTACAAAACGTGTTTGGGTTTCAGCCCAGTAAAAACCTTCACACTAAAGTTAAATCTACAATGCAAGAATACTTTACATTTGGTGATAACATCTATGACAAAACTAGAATTATACGTTCTAAGTGGTCATTAAATCCAAAAACTAAATTGTACAAAGTATTTATACCATTACAACACATTTGGGACTTATCATACGAAGAGATATGTAAGATAGCAAAGTCTAAAAAGACTTATGATTCTTACACTAAATCTCATGAAGGTTTCTACAATACATTAAATGTAGATAAAACAGTAGAACCTTATTTACAGAAATACATCATTACTTCACCACAAGTTGTTCAATCCAACATAACCAAGACAGGGGATACTACATCTGTTGTTACTTGTGTACAACATATCTTTAATGAAGGACCTACTCAGGGATCTAGAAATACAAAGATAATGCGTATGTCAAGTAGTTACAAGAGAGCAGGTATTCCCTATCTTGTAACCTTAAATGGTATGATAAATTGGGCAGATGGACAGCTTGATGCAGCTGAAGTAACTAGAACAGTTAGTAATATATACGAAGAAAATTACATGTATGGATGTCAAGATATTATTATGGCAGAATACTGTGATCCAAAATGTATTCACTTTAAAAGAAAAGATTACATGATGGACATTAAAGATGTTATTGCGTTAGAAGACTTCTTTAAAGAGTATATAGAAAATGATATGTCTAAGAAATCTGTAGACATGAAAGATGTATTTGACTGTGACAGTTTTGTATTTAAACCAGGTGAATTAGTAGTAGTTAGTGGTGATACAGGTATGGGTAAATCAGCTTTTGTGCAAAATATAGTTACAAAAGCACAAAAAGATTGCTTGTTCTTGTCACTAGAAATGAATGAAATACTAACATTTCGTAGATTTGTACAAATAGCTATGAAACAAAATGCACAATGGGTGATCAATCAATACAAAAGTGATCCAAGTGTATCGTTTCAAGAGTTATTAGGACACATCAAAATTGTTACTATAGCACCAGATATAGAAGCTGTTAAAAAGATAGTCGCACAACATGAACCTAATATTCTAGTTGTAGACACTACTGATGAATTACAAGCAAGTGGTAATAGATCATCAGATATAGAAAAGCAAAACAATATTATAGATGGATTGAAAGCAATAGCTCAAAGAAATCATACTATTGTTATTGCAGTACATCACGTTAATAAAGTCAGTGCAAGTCAGGGTGTAATTGGATTACACTCATTAAAAGGCTCTACTAACGTTGTACAAAAAGCAGATAAAGTACTTGTAGTTAAGGGAAATCGTAACGAAATTCATAGAGTCATTACTTCTGAGAAATCAAGAGATGAAGGTAGATTTGAATTGATTGCAGAATTTGACTATAACACTTTTACATTTAATAAGAAAATAATAGTATAAGGAGAAGAAAATGAATTTCTTAAAATACATAATTGACTTTAGAAACTTCTCAACTAAAGCTATGGGATTTGAAGCACACCATTATGGTGTTAGATTATTCTATATATTTAGTTTAGGAGTTAACTACATGCCATTGCAACATGCAACCAGACTAACATTCTATGTTAGATTATTCAATAGATTAGAATTTGAGTGGGCCATAGTAATATGGGAAGCACTTGAAATGAATCAAGAAATGGTAGAAATGTATGACGCATAGGAATAAAATACGTGGCAATAATTTAGAGCGTGAAATCGTCAATATCGCCAAAGAGGAGGGGCTCTCTGCAAAGAGGGCCTACGCCTCAGACGGAAGATCATTGGGCAAATCAGAAGTTGTAGATGTTATAGTAGAAGATTACTGTATACAATGCAAACGTAAAAAGAAAATAGCACAATGGTTATATCCAGATTACCATGGAGATGACGTAGATCTAGTTGTTACACGTATGGATCGAAAAGAAGCTTTAGTGGTTATGCCATATAAAAAGTTTATAGAATTAATAAAAAACGATAAAATGCCCCTATCAAAAGAAAAAGAACTAAGCATACTACGTTCTTTAGAAGATAGGGAGGAGGATATATGATTATCATAGAACTTAAAGATGTATCTCAGTTAGTTGTTATGAAAAATGCTTTAGTCAATTACAAGAAAGCACCTTTCTTATCTAACACAGAACAAGAACTAATCGAGAAAATACTTAATAACTTAAATAAACTGTAATATTATTGCCCTACATAATATGGCTTAAAAGGAGTCATGCAGGTAATCAACCCTGTTTACCCTTAAAAGCAAATACATCTGGATATTGGTTGGCAAACTAAATAAGATAATAGTAGGGCAATAAGAAGGAGAAACAAATGGAATTAATATTTGTATTTATACTATCAGCTATAATACTTTGGGCAGTAAGTAGGTACTTAAAATGAAACCCTTACGTAATGAAGTTATAGTTAAAGAGATAGTCAAAGAATCTAAAACTGATTCAGGTATTATATTAGAAGACGACTATCACACATCTAGAGATAAAACAGTTACTGCTACAGTTACACACGTTGCAGATGCAGTTAGATCTGTAAAAGTAAATGATACAGTACTTATTTATTCTGGTGGTTACAAACAAAATATCAATAATGAGGAATTAGTGTTTATGGACGAATCTGAAATACTAGCTGTATTACTATGAAAAAGTTTACATTTAGTAATTGGGCAGAAAGAATATATGGAAAACAGATCCATGGCCCTAAGAAAGTAGTAGATAAACAATGGTCTTTAAAAGATGAATACCATCTTAATAAAAATAATTTGATATTTAAGAAAGATTTTCCACTAAAACGAATTTTAAGTGATTTATCTAAAGAAAATGACAAGTTAAAGAAAAAAAGTTTACGAGAATAGCCCTAGAAGCTCGTAAACTTTTTTTTTAGTAGTAAGTACCCAGTAAAAACCAATCACTTATTCTACCTATCAAATATTGCGTTAAACGTCTTCAGCCTCTAAATTAGCTTCTATTTCGTCTAATTCAGTCTGTGCTTCAATTTGATCACGTCTTAAACTATGTATTCTATGTAATGGTATACCAGTCATGAAGTCTACAGCCATAGCAGGACTTTGATACGTTCTATATAAATCTCTACCTAATCTACCAAATGGAAAATATGTTGCAAGTTGGAACTTATAAAAGTTTTCATAATCACCATTCAATATAGAAGTTATAGGAGGCAATATAAATCTTGCAACTGGTGGTGTAACAATTTGTAATGGTGCTAACACTTTACTAGGATATTGATTAAAGAAAGCACGATCACGTTCTTCTGTATCACCAAACATCAATTGTGCAGTATCTTGCATCCATGACATTGGTGGTGATAAAGAATATTCAAATATACTAGCTACAAATATGTTAGCCATGGCTAATGCAAATAAATCAAAAGATACTTGTCTTTGAAATCTTTTACTTGCTATCTTAGTGTAATCAAAACCTACATCTTTAGCATTTCTGTATATATCCATTCTTCTTCTAATACTATTCCAAGCATAAGGCTGGAATCTAGTAAGTACTCTACCTAAAGAAGTATTAGCAAAATTAGGTCTTTCAGTAGCTTGATACAAGAACTGTGAAGCTTTAACACCTTCAAGAGAAAGTTTTATTAATCCAGGATTATTGAAAGACATTTTACTAGAAAATCCATCAGGAGTATTTAAAGTATTTTGTAAGTGAAATATCATGTGTGATAAGAATGTAGTACCTCTTAAGTGTCTTTCTGACTCTCTCATAAAGAAAGCACCCATATCTACAATAGACTCGTCAACTTTATATTCACGAATAAGATCCATCATAGTAGCATCTCTTAGTCTATCTCTACTTGTTTTAGTAACCATGTCATAACCAGAGTTTCTAGCATCCATAAGTCTTTCACCAAACTCTTTTACTACCTTAAATGCATTCTTACGACCAAATACTTTTTCTATAGCTACTAATTGCAACTGAGTAGTATCAAATACACCAACACTACCATCCATCCAATTGAATATATCTTCTCTGGTTGTCATAGTTTTCTGTTCAATTTTTTTAGTGTCTGCATTAAAAAACTCATATTTAGCAGTTTCCATTTGTCCAGTATCTTTGTTATACTCTCTAAATATGTTATTTAACATCCACTCAGTATTAAAAGACTTTCTTACAGGATTTAAACCAACATCTGTAATTAAATTAGTATAACCACCTATAAAATTAGTAATTGGTGTTTTAGGTGCTGACAACAAACTAATTAATTCGTACTTACCTTCTAAATTACTTAAGTATCTTAAGCCCTCATTCACTTGAGTTCTTTTTTGTGCAGGATCACTAGACAATTCACCAAATAACTTTGCACCAAATGCATCATTAATAGTTTCCATTTTACGACCTACAGCATCATCACTAGTCATGTGGTATAAACTACCATATTTACCAGTTGTGTTGATTTGTGACAATAGCCGCTTCGCATTACGATTTATCTGCTTTATATACTCTGCATTGGCTTTAGTAACATTACCTCTATTTGACAAAAGGATGTTCGTCTTTTTTTGTGGAGATAACTCTACTGCTTCTCTAAAATCATAAACTAAATCTAATTCTGCTTTTAATAAATTTAAACCTTTCGTTGAAAATTTATTATCTATAAATCTTTGATATAAAGGTATATGTTTTTCTTGTATTCCATGTGTCTGTAAAGATCTATGTAAACTTAAACCCATCATGTTTAATCCAGCATCTCTTAAATACCCAGACCAACCTAATGCATTAATATCATTTTCTACATTATTTACTTTATCAAATCTTTTTACAATAAGTTCAAGATTAATACCAGTAGTATTTGTTAAATGAGATTTTACTAAACCACCAGCATATCTTCTTAATGCTTCTACATCCAATCTATAAAAAGGCATAACATAAGGACCTCTTTTATGCATATTACGATATGTATAATCTCCAATATATCTACTATCAGAAAGTTTATCTCTAGATAATAAATCATTTACTGTTATTTCATTAGCCATTTGTCCTTCTAATGCTGAGTTCATAAACTCTCTATTTTGTAAAGAAAGTTTTTCTGCTCTATATAGTTGTTTAGCCTCTGTAAAATTCAAAGGTCTACCTCTTTCTAAATCAGTAATTAACATTCTATTTGCAATATGTTCAGGTAGTTGAGATTTATCTGTTATAGTTTCCATTTCAGCATTTACTTTTCTAGTTAATTCTCTTTCAATTTTTTGAGCATTTTTAGAAATATCAGTATGTCCTACTCTAGGAAAATAACCTTCAGTAACTTTGTTTTGAAACAATTCTTTATAACTAGAATTTTTATTTAATCTATTTATAACTCTTTGTTTTAATTCTTTCTTTATTTTTGTAGGTAATTTTTCTGGTTTTGATAAGTCATAATTTTTATAAATTCCTTGCATTTCATCTCTTAATTTTAAATGATGTTTAAAAAATAACATATCATTATAAGATGGCATTAAAAACTGTGAAATCTCTCTGTTGTTAAATTGTCCTTCTATACTAGATCTTTTTAAACCACCTTCTCTAGTAGTATATGCTCCTTGATAATTCATAATAGAATCAAAGAAAGCTTTATATCTATCTTCTCTAAATATTCCAGTATTTTTATCTAAAAATATTTCTTCAAGTTTCATCATTTCAAATTCTCTACCAAATGTTTTATCTGTTTTGAGTCTTTTAAATTCTTGCCCTGGTTTCCAAAGTTTAAAATCTTTATTCCAAGTACCTATGTGTAAAAAAGTTTCTTTAATATTTTTATGTCTAGATGCTATATAATTATCGTATACCCAATCTGTAAATGTTTTAATATCTTTTTTTAATTGTTGTGAAACAAATACACTAGGTTTAACATTTTTACCTTTAAATTCTATTCTAGCTCCAGATTCATCTAACTTCTGAATTAATGCTTTAGATTCATTGTATTTTGTTTTTATATAATTTTTACTTTCATAATCAATTTTTTCACCAGCTGGATATTTACCATTATTCCATTCTAAACTATTTACAGCATGTTCTTCAAGTAATTTTCTATGTTCTTGTAACGTAGCATCATCTTTTGTTAAATATTTAAACCAACCAGCATGTACTTTTTCTATATTATCTCTAGCTGCTTTTGTAATAGTGTCTGTAAAGTCTACATGATTTTTCATTAAATGTAATGGTGACATAGGTTGTTTCATATATTCTGCTTTAATTTCACCGTTAGCCATCATTTTATTTTCTAGTATAGGTTGTAATTCTAATTCACTCATAAATCCTAATCTATCACCTACTATGTCATAAAAATACATATGGTCTCTACCACGTGGTTTTTCTTTAAACTTACCATCTTTAGTTATTAAATCTTTCATAGGAGTAAAAGATCTTTTTAATTGTCCTATAAAATTAACCATATCTTTACTATCCATAGTAGAAATATCTCTCATTACACCTTCACCTTTTTTAGTAAATGCTGCAAAATAATAATCTAAATTAGGTAATACTTGAGGATATTCTTCTAATATTTTTCTAAATTCTTTTAATACAATTTCATTTTCAGGAGTAGTAGGCTCTAATATATTTTTATCTAATCTTTCTAGGTATTTATGTTGATCTTTAAAAACTCTTTTAATTGTTTTAACTGCTTGTTCTTTTTCAGTATTAGGATCTCGTTTACTTTCTTTAAACTTTTTAGCTAAATCTTTACGTGTTTCATTAGCTATTTGTCTTTTAGATGTTTTAACACCAAATAAACCATCTACATCACTTATTATAGTTTCACCTATTTTTTTACCACTGCTATCGTTAATAACTTTAATTTTTACTTTTTGCTTTTGTATATCAGCTTCAACTTCTTTAGCTTTTTTACGAACTATTTTAGGTTGATTCATTGTATTAATATCAAGTATTTGATCTCCAGAAAAACTTTCTGTTAATGCTTCTATGTATGCTTGCGTTTTTTTAGGTACACGCATTTTTTTATTCATAGCCTCTAGGCCTTGTTCTATAATACCTTTTTTTAAATCTAATAAAGCTTGTCTATTTTCTGGAGTTACAACTTTTGATCTGTCAAAAAACGGAACCCTATTGTATAATATAGCTTCTGCTTGTTCTCTTTTTCTTATCCATCTTTGCATCAATTCTGGATTTTGAGTAGCTCCCATTTTATTTGTATCATAATCTTTGTAAGAAACTTCAACTACTTGATCTTTATTTAAATTTTTAGTTGTTCCTTCTATAAATCTATTAGCATCACTTATTATTTTAAACAACTGTTCTGTTGTTTTATTTTTCATTTCTTTAAATCTAAATCTAGGATTTGCTGATAAATATGAATCTATAATTAAATCAATATCTTTTATAAAAGGTTTATATGCTGGAACTTTTCTATATCTAGCACGTATTTTTAATAGTTCTTGATTAACCCATTTATAGTCTAATTTACCTCTTTCTACATTAAAGCCACTTCTATCTCTAAATACATTAGCACTATAGTAAAAAGATTCTTTAATACTATTTACTTGGGATTGTATATCTTTTACTAATGTAAATGCTTCATCAACGCTTAGTTCTGTCATTCTGCTTTTACCTACTTTAGTAATAAATACATCAGATACATAATCAGCTACATTTAAATCTAAAGCATTGTGAAAATGTTGCTCTATGTTTCTAGTAGGAGTTAATGCTAAGGTGTTATATTTTTTATCACCAATAGCTTTTAATTCTTTAAATAAATGATTACCAGGTCTTTTTAAAGAATATATAGCATCTATTTCATTTCTATAACCAGGTATTAATCCATACTTATCATAGTATTTACTATTTAATAATCTAGTATTTAATTCTGTAGTCATTTGTAATACAAAATCATATGGCTCTATAGCATTAGTATTTAAATGATCAAAACCTCTAGAAATAGATTTAATATAATCGAAAGACTGTATTCCCCAATCCATTCTAGAAGAAAGTTTTTGTGCTACATTATATGTTTGCAAGTCGTATCTAAAGTCTGCATTATTTACAAACTCATTTATAACTCTAGGTGAATTGTTTATTTCAGCAATAGTAGGTTGACCGTAAAGTAAATGATATGTCTCTGCTAAATTTTCTAATTCTCTTATTTTTGTTATATCAATATATTTAGTTTTCTTTTCTCTTGTTACTGGCTTTGTTCTTCTAGAAGAGGTTGCATCTCCCCATGAAATTTCTGATAATTTACTTACATTTTCAAAAACACCTTTTTCATTTTGAACTTGTAATTGAAAATATCTACTCCAAGTTAATTCACTTAATGTAAAATTGTCTGGTACATTTAAATATTTAGGACTATCAGCATATCCGTTTTTAGCTTTTAAAGATTCTACTTCAAATTGCTTTAAAAGTTTAAGGTAATCTTGTATATTAGTAGAGTTCATAATATTACCTTCTCCGTCTTTTAAAACTATTCTATGTTTTTTAATTCCATCGTAATTTTTGTTAGTGTTTACTTCTACTAACATATAAGGAACTTCTCTTGAAGGTTCTGTAATTTTAGTATTAATAATTGCATCCATAACTTTTATTTGTCTATCTAATGCATTTACTGCACCACCCATAGCTTCTTTACCTATAAATGCACTTCTACCAGCCTCTATTCTTTTATATGGATCTATAATGTCTTTTAAAACGTCATTAGATGTTTTTGGTGCATACTCTACAAAGTATCCTAAATCTGTTAAAAACTTAGGAGGCGTTTCTAAATTAATTAAATTACCTTTTTCATCTCTTAAATAATCTCTATTATTTCTAAATTCTTTATTTAATTCTTTAGGTATATTATAATGTACAAATGCTTCGTCAAAATCATTATCTGCACCATCCATGTAAAACTTTTCTTTTGCATTTACATATATACCTATACCTGGTTTATCAACAAATCCACCAAATTCAGGAACTCTAGCACCACTTACACCACTATTAGGAACACGCAACAATGTTTGTTCATTTAATACATTTTTAATATTTATTGCTTCTGTTTTAGTTAACTTAGTTAAACGTAACATATCCCAAGCTTGCCCTAATGTTTTTATAGCAGGTATTCCTTCTACTCTAACAGGTTTCGATCTAGCATCTCTACCTAACATCCATGCATTTTCACCAACACCAGTTGTTATTTTATTAGGACCTTGATTTTCTCTACGTTGATGCACAGACAATTCTTCTGCATTTAATCCCATTAAAGGTGCTTGAAATCCTTGTGGATCTCTAGGTTTAACATTTCTAGTTACTATAAATCTAAATAAAGCTTTGTTTATGTAATCTTTATAAGGATGTCTACCAAAAACAAGAGGATCATAATTGTTCATGTTTAATATTTCAGAAATCTGATAATTTTCTTGAATAGCTTCTCTCATTGCTGAGTTTTGTCCAGGCTCCCACATAGCAGTACTTAAATCATTTTCATTAGCTTCTACTATCTTTTTTAATACTTTTTTAAATGTAGGGTTATTTATACCACCTCTAGTAGTATCATTTTTCATTTCTATAATTACTTCTTCAGGAACTCTAAAAACATCAAAGTCACGTGTTATTTCTTTTCCAGACCTAAAACTATTTATTAACTCTATACCTAACTGTGGATCTCCTTCATTACTACTACGTATCCACTCATTAACTTCTCTATCTAAATTTTCTGCACGTGTTGGGTCTTCTGTTCTAATTTTTGCCATAGAAACAGAATCGTATAATTGTTTACCAGGACTTATTCCTTTATTAAAATGTGAAGAATCTTCTCTTACACCTAAATCTATATAAGTTTCATTCCAATTATAGTCTACTACTTCCTTTGGTGTTAATGGTTTATCTGTATAATACTCACCTTTTTTAGCATCCCATTTCAATTCTACGGCATTAAAATTACCTTTATTTGTTTTACCACCAGATTCATAAATAACGTGATGTATAGGAAATCCTCTTTGCATTTGATCAAACATCCATTTGTCTAAAGCTTTACTTGCAATTTCAGAACCTATTTTATTTTTAAGTAAATTAACTCCGTTTCTAGGACCTCTAAAAAAAGTTAATTTCATTTTACCGTCTGTTTTATCTATGTAATATCTATTTGCCATAGATTTAAATACGTCAGATCTAACACTATGAACTGAATCAGTATTACCAAGCATTATTTCACCATGTACTTCACCTGGTATATCTTTTAAATAAACTACTCCCATTTTTTGTTTAGAGTCTGTTATTCTGTGATCTTTAGCATTCATAGGTATATTAGTACCTATATCCATAGCTGCGTATTTATTATACTCTACTACATCTTTATAATTTAATTTTTGATTATTATTAGCACGTAATTCTGCTATTCCATCTAAAATATTATCTACTTTTAGTTTACCATGCCCCTTTAAACCTCTTAAAGTGTGCTCTCTTAGCAAGTAATAGGTGTTAGCCATATATACCTGACGGTTTGTTTCTGTTATGTTCTTAAAACCTATTTTTTCTAATATTTTTATTTGATCTGTTCTAGATAAATAATTAGTCTCATTAGGGAATTTATCTTGTATTGGCAAAGGTTCTACTAAAACTACTCCTTTATCTTTCAAAGCTTTAGAAACATAGAAACCGTCTTTTATAAGCTTTGTATTTATAGCATCTAATGCTTTTTCATTTAATGTAAATTCATATTCAGCTTTACCACGTGAATCTAGTTTAGTTCTATAACTATGAGTTAAAATTTTATCGTATTGTAATTTATATATACCTGGAGCATCTATACCTAGTTGTTTTTTGCTAAACATAGTACCAGTACGTTTATCATACTGAACGTCTGATATAACATAAGACACATCTTCTATAGTACCTTTTACATGTTTATCGTGTTTATTTTCACTTCTGTATTTAACTAATATAGTTCCATCTATATCTTCACTAGGAAATTTTTGTTTACCAAAACCTTCTTTAGAAGTATATCCCCCTTTAAAAGGATTTAAATCTTGAATACCATGGTCTGTTTGTTCTTCTAAATTCTTTTTTATTAATAAGCCTCTACCTAATTCTTGACGTATATTTGTAGGTAAAGTAATTCCATATTTTTCTATTTTTTGAAAAAACTCTATATCAGTTTTTGCTTTTTCTGCAATATTGTTTAAATCTAATTTAACTTTTGTGTAATCTAATTTACTGTCATTATTTAATAAATAGTTAATAGCAGTTTCTAAAGGTCTTTTTAATATTGTTTTAGATGACTGCTCAGAAGAAACAGCTTCAATATTTTCATTAGCCATTGATATTTCGTTTTTATAATCTCCTAATCTTTCTTGTGCAAAATCTTTTGTATTTTTAGGTTGTTTCGGTATAGAAGCAACTACTTCATTTGGATTATCTACATTTGCATCAAAAACTGGTTTTTGTACAGTTCCTTCTAAAGATTTGTCTACTACATAATCAACATAGTCTTCATAGTTTTTCCAAGTTTTATTACCTGGTACTCTATCATTACCATGTCCTGCAATATTTAATGTAGGTTTTTTACCTATTTTTTTTGTTACATCTTCTATAAACTGACGTAATTGTTTTGCTTCAGCATCTGCTCTTTTTTTACTTGTTAATCCTTTTGTAATAATAATATGAGGTTTAAATCCTGCCATAAACCTACCACTAGACAATGTTTGTGACGATGAACCATTTTTCCATATACCTTCAGAAGCATAACCTATTGTTCTGTTTGTACCAGCACTTTTATCTATATGTTCTGGTCTTGCAAAAATTACAGTTGCATCTGTATTCTCTATGTTTCTTATAGTTCTATTAGCATAATCTTCTGGAGCAAACTCTCTATCACCTCTTTCTGTTCTTCTAGTAATAGGTTCTGTAACTCTTTCAACTCCATAATCTTTTACTAATTTATCTTTAGCTTTTTTAGATCCAGTAATTTTTGTTTTAAAATCAGACGTTACAAATCCACCAGTTTTTATACCTTTACGTTTAGCAGATTTTAAACCTCCATAATCAGCACCAGATTGCATACCTGAAAATATAGATTCTACTATAGTGCTTTTAGTTTCTATTCCAGCATTTTTATTATATATTTTTTTTACAGTTTCTTGTTTACCTTCACCTATTTCAGGAGCCTGTACATTAACACCTTCTTTTTTTACTGATATTTTTTTAGGAGTTTTAACTTTTTCTTTTATATGCTCTGCACGATCTATTATAATTTTATCTTCTACACTTATAGGTTTAGTTAAATCTATATTTCTTTCTGCAGCTATATCTTTAACAGTTTGAGATACTTGTTGCATAAAACTAGGTTTTTGACTATTTATAACATTTAATTGTTGAACTCTAACAGAGTCTAAATAACTATCTATATAATCTCTATCTACTTTAGGTAACGATTGGTACTCTGGATCTTTTCTCCATTTTTCTTTTACTGTAGTTATGTTTTCATTGCTAGGAAAATATCTATCATTAATAAATTTAGTTCTATTCATAAACCCAGCAGATTTAGCTGAAGCACCAAAGAAGAAACCTAATAGATATTCATATATTTGATCTGGTAATGGTGCCCCTCTTAATGTAGTCATACCACCTTGAAAAGATGCCCCTAATGTACCTTTAATAAGCATTTCTACAGCTTCGTATTTATTAGGGTCTTGATATAATTGTCTTGAAGCTAATTTTACAGCTTCTCTACCCATTTGTACTGTGTCTTTATTACGTAACATATCACCAATACGTACATAATTACCTATACTACCAAACACAGCTCCTGCTGCTGCACCGTGCATAGTAGCATCTAACATAGCTTTAGGGCCTTCTTTCCAAGAAGATACTCCTAATGCTACACCTAAATGAACTGCTTGTGTTGCTGCATTTCTTACAGAAGCTTTACCAAATAATCCTTTTGTTAAAAATCCTTTACTTAGCAATGCAGTAGATCCTATAGCACTTTGTGTTTGTTCTAAAACTTTATCAGCAACCATCATAGGTACTGATTGTAAAGCAAATGTGTTAGGTGATATTTCTTTTCTTAATAAAGGAGGTGCTTTAGATGCAACTTTAGATATACCTTCTCTTACTGCTTTACTACTTTGTCTAGCTGCTTGTTTTGCTTGTGCTATAGGTATCCATCTACCACCACTTATAACACTAGCAATAATATCAGGTGCAAAACCTAATAAGTGACCAAACTGATTTGCTATTCTTTCTGATGTAGTGTCTGCTTCTTCAGCCCAACCTAAGGTAGTAAAACCTTCTACAACACCAGAAGTAAATTGATTAACTACAGATAATATATTTGAACCAGACTTATCAAGATCACGATTCCACTTAATATCATATTTTTTATGTTGTTTTTCTATATAATCAAGATCTTCTTCACTAAAAAGATTAGGTTTCATACGATAAGAAGTATCTAATCTTTTAAGATATTCTTCTGGATTAATTATACCAGTAGTTAATAGGTTGTCAATATAACCTATCTGTGTATTCGTTGTTGCCATTATTATGAAGCTTCTTTACGTGGATCAATACTTAATGCATCCATAATATTATCTATATTATTTGCAAGTTGTTTTGTTTGATTCCAATCAGATTTAGCTTGAAAAGATATAGCAGGCATTAAACCTCTACTATCTTCTGAGGCAACTTTAGAAAATCTTACACTTCTATCCATATAATCCATAGCAGTATTTTCAAATTTTCCTACTTCACTCTCTATCTTTTGATCTATAACTTTAACCATTGGATTGTCTGGTGCCCAATAATTTAACATAGCTCTAGTTGTTGCTAAATCTTGCAAACTAGGTAATGTATTTGTTTCAAAAGAATCTAAATATTGACCATACCTTCTTTGTGCCAATGATTGCTGAAAAGGTAAATCAACAAAACCTCCTAATGTGTCCATACCGTATCCTAAAAAACCAGATTGTTCAAAATTTATTTGATCTTGCATTGGCATTTTAGTTATAGATTGTATAGCCATATTAGCCATATTATTAGCTAATACTCTATTTTCATTTCTTATTGCACGTTGTTCTGCTTTGTAAGCAGATAAACCTGTTACTTTGTCTACGGCTTCTGTTAAACCAGCTAAAGCACTTATTGTTGCAGCACTATATGACATTTTTCCCCCTTATCCTATTAATTTTTTATAACTTTCCATAAAATTGTAAGACATATCATTCGTATATTGTCCCAAAGAATTGTAAGTCGTTTGGTATTGAGACAGTTGATTTCTTAAATTTTGTGCATTTGCAAATGATGTACCTTGATATTTTAATTCAGCAGCATCTATAGCAGCCCCATAAGAATTGTCTATTGCATCTACAACTTGATCTTGATAACCACTTCTTAAATTTGTTCTAGAAAAAGTATCCATTGCACTATCTCTTCTTATTTCTGTTGCATCTAACGCTCTATCTGTAGCTAAATCAAAAGACTCACCTGCCATTCCTTGTTTAATATTATAATCTTCAACAGCAAATTTTCCACCTTGTATAGCATCTGCTTGGCCTATTTTACCTTGTTGTTTCTTTTTATTTAACAATGCACGTTCATCTTTGATAGCTTGATTAGTTAAATATGCACCGCCTAAAAAACCTAAAGCCTTACCCCACGGCATTGCAGCTTCTAACAAACCACCAGCTAAACTACCTTTACCTAAAAGATTAGTAGCTCCTTTAATTATTTTTCCAAAAAATCCCATTACTTATCACTCCTATATCCAAACCCTAATCTTCCTAATACAGCCATCATATCAAAATCTACAGCAAATTGCTTAGATACTATTCTGTGTATTCTTTTGTATCTTTCCATTCTTACATCTGCATCCGTACTTTCAGAAGGAGGTACTGCTACGTTTGGTATAACTGTATCTACTTCTTCTTGTATTGGATTTGTTATTACATCAAAATTTACTTCTTTGTCTGCCATTTTAGTCCTCCTGCAACTTTTCTATAGCTTTACAAAAATCAACAACTCTAACTGGTGTTTGTTTATACCAATTAGAATATTCTGGTTTTCCACGTTTTTTATATGTTATTTCTGCAATAGCATCTTCATATCTTTTATCGCATAAAGCTTTCCAAGCTGATGGAAATTTTTTATACCAATTTACACCTAATTGAAAATTAACAGAAGTTAATGCTATTTTAAAATCTTTATCAAATACTTCTAGTTTAACACATTGTTCATTACAAGCATCTAATGCTTTTTCTATATCTTGTTCAAACCAATCACTTATAATTTTTTCATCTATTACATCACCAACTTTATATAATTCATTTTCTTTTTTAGTTAGTAAATGTCCTATACCACAAGTAGGTTTTCCTAAAGTATCTAAATATACATCTTCTCTATAACCTTCTCTTAACTTCATATGCTCATAAAGTTTTTTTCTAAAAGAGAAAGTAGCTATTGGTTCTGGTATCATCATTAGTTAGAGTACCTTTCATTTGCTTCTTGATCTAATTTCATTTGATTTGCAACTCTTTCAGCAATAATTGCCTCTGGAACATTTTGACTTCTTAACTCTGCTGCAAAACCACTGTATTTTTCAGGTATTATCGGTGCAGAAGGTTCATTGTTAACTTTTGTGTTATAATAAGCACTATTATTTTGAGGAGCTCTACCTCTACTTGCAAACTGATCTTTAAGTATGTTTACATTTTTTTCTAATTTATTTTTTATAAAATCAGCACCTTCACTTATTTTACTTTTTGCTATTTTAAAAGTTGGTTTATATTTATTATAAGCATCTCCTAAATCTTCAAGTATTTCTCCACCTCGATCTTTTACAACTTCTCCAAACATTTCAAGTTTTTCTCCACGTGTTAATGCTTTCATAGCATTGTTATCTGTAAAAGGATCTATATTATCTGTAGTATAAGCTTGTCCTTCAAAAGTGTCTTTTTTACGTCTTATTCCAAACCTTCCATAATTTTCATTTATTTGTTGTTTAGAAAATACCATACTTTCAGTGTCTCCCATAGCAACTGTATCAAAAGTACTTTCACTATAACCAGCACTTCTCAAAGTATCAGCAATACCTGTTTTTATATAATTTCTTTGTTCAACTGATAAATTTTTATAACGATCTGGTAATTGCCAAGAAGTAGGCTCTAAAAAATTTCCACCTTCATTTAGCTTATAAGTTACTACATTGTCTCCTATAGCTGCAATCATTCCATCTACACCTTCATCAAATGCACTTTTTTCTGCAAGTGCATCTGATTGTATTTTATTTCTTCTTAATATAGATAAATATCCTTCTGGATTATCAGCTTTATCATCCATAGCTTGTTCATAAGCTAACTTATCATCATCTCCAGATAGACCAAATAACAAAGTTTCCATTAAGCTCATACCAGTTAAACCACCAGTAAGTCTTTTAATATTGCTTAAAGTTTCATCTTCTGCCATTGCTAAATCTCTTTTAAAAACTTCTCCTTCTGTTACTCCTTGAAACTCACTAGTAATCATACTAGGGCTTTTATAAGTAGAAGAATCTAAACTTTGATCTTTTTTATATTTTCCTTTTGCCATTACAATTCCTCCAATTGTATTTTCATCCACTTGTTCTCTTTTACTTTAATATATAAATAAGAGTCATTATCTAAATTAACAACTTGACGATCTCCTACATTTCCTTCAGTCTGAACTGGTATTTTAGAAGTAACTACACCAATAGGTGTTTCATATTGTGCTTGTTGTTTGTCAAATTCTACGTCAACGTCTCTATCACGCATTTTATCTAATAATCTTTTTACTGTTAAATCACCATATGCCATTATTTTAAAACCTTTCCTCTAAAAACTATTTGTATATCATTTAATACAAAGTTATTGCTAACTTCTCCATTACCATAAAAAATAAGACCTGTAGATAAAATATTTTTAAAATTACTACTACTTACTTTTATTTTTTGTGTTTTAAATTCATTAGAAGAATTAGTTAATTCTGTACCAGTCCAAGCTAAATTTGCACCTGTATCAGTAACATCTGTTAAAGAACCTTCAACTGGTGATGCATCAAATTTAGTAGAATATCCTCCTACAAAAATATTATCACCTGCTTTGTAGTTTATGTATATATGATATAAATTTTTTCTAGCAGCAGGATTAGTAAAGTCAAACTCTTTTGTTCTTAATAACTCTGTTTTGCTTCCATATGTAATTGTTTGAGGTGTATTAGTCCAGTTTTGCATTTTAATAGTATTTGGACTTCCTGCTATTTCATAAAAATATGCTAATGTACCATCATTCTTACTTATAAGATTTGTAACATCTGCAGTTTGCATTTGTGTGGTACTTTTTGTAAATGATTCAGATTTTAAATCATATTTTAATACCACGCTATCTTTACATAAAATTATAATTTCTTTTGTTTTTGGCATATAGCCTATAACAGCATCATCATTATATATTTCTGACTCAAAATCATTTATCAATGGTTGTCCCATTTTACCAATAATTAAATCATGAACACGTTGTCCGTCATAAATATATAAACCATGTTTGTTAAACCATGTTATAAATCCTTCTGCACGAATAACATGGTGATCAAATTCACAACCTTTATATTCGTACTCTCCTTCTAAAAACTCTAATCTTCTAGATATATTAATAATATATAATCTGTGTTTTTTAAATTGTAATAATTTAGGACCAACAGTTTCTAGTTTAATTATGTCATCACCATCTTCTATAGATACATCAATAAAGCTATCTTCTTCAAAATAATCAAACTGGTTAACCTTGCTTTTTAATATTCTATCGTTTTTTTCAACGAGATTGCCCCTAGAATCGTAATACTTAACGTTACCTATATATGCCCTTCGGTTAGCTATAGTAACGGTCTTAAAACCCGTATTTGCAGGACCTATTAAAGATCTACCACCTACTAAATATGGTTCTTTTAAAGAAAGTTTAGATAATTCTTTTCCTGTAAAATGTGATCCATCATCATCAAATGCATTAGGTGGATATACATAATTATAAAAATTTCCCCCGCTTGTAGAACTTAATTCTTCATCAAAACTATCGTAAGTATCTTCTCCTGCAAGTCTAATACCTCTTACAAAATCTACTTCACATAATAAATATTTATTAGATACAGATCCAACTGCATACTTAGTAGTAGAAGCATTGGTTGTATCATAATTTTCTATTAAACCCCAATAAAACTTATAACCTGTAATTCTTTTAGTAGTACTTGGCGTTCTACCATATAAACCAAAATATAAAAATCTTTTTCTTTCATTATTGCCACTTATATCTTGTTGTGCTATATCTCCTAAAAATACAGCAGGAGATTCTTGTTCTTCATACATACAAGAAACCCATAATCCGTATATTTTATTTTGACTTGTAGGATATACAACCGCTTCAGATGTTTCATCTTGATTTGTATCTGTAGCTTTTTTAGCCCAATAACAAATAACTTTCATAGAACCAGTTTCCTGACCCAAACCTGCTCCATAATCAGTATTACCCTCTAAAACAGTGTGCATATTAGCTCTAGATCTATTATAACTATTAGGATGAGTTGTATCATTACTTGGCATAATATTAGCTTCAGTTAAATTAGCTTCCATAAATACTTCAGACTTATAAGTAGGTTTAAACACTTGTCCTTTTTGATACAATCTTTCAGGATCGTGATTATTTGTTATAGCTTCACTTCCAACTCTACCTGTTAAACCAGCAATAAACATATCACTTTCATAAAATTGATTAGTAGATATATCTAAATTAGTAGAACCAGTGTCGCCAAACTTTCTTACACCTTTTTCATAATGTAACACTTTTGGTGTTCCAGTACTTCCTGGATGAGGAACTGCTCTTATAGATCCGTCTTGTGCATATACACAAACATTTTGAGTAGTTGAAGAACCTCCATAATTAAGAGATTTAGCACTTATACTATTACTACCGCTAGAAGTTCCCGTATAATTTAAAAATTTTACAGTTTTATTTGTAGGGTCGTTTATTGCTATATACTCTGTATTACTAACTGTGCCTGGTGAATTTAATCTTCTATCTAAATTAAAATGATAAATACCATTACCATAAATAATATTATCTATGCTAATAGCAGCATCGCATTTAGAATCATCTACATGCTTACCATAATTTACCAATTTTCCAGGAACTTCATTATTTAAATTTGTCAATGTTGAAAATTCAACATCTAGAAGATCTCTAGAATTAGTAGCAGTATTTAATCCACCAGAAAAGTTAGTAATGTTCAGAGCTTGTTTCATTTTTTCTTCTTCTTTTTCTTACGTAGTTTACGTTTAGGTGCACTCATATTATGCATACGTCTTTCAGTAACAGGTGTTCTAAATTCATTACCTATATTGCTACTATATATTGCCATCTATGATTTCTCCCCAAACACTAGTTACTCCATCATGAATTTCTACAACTTCTACTTTAAACTGACCATTATCAAACCAGTCTACAATAGCAAAAGCGTGAACCCAATTATGAAGTCTACCTTTTAACCATTTATTACTTTCATGAGACATATCTTTTAAACAACCTAAAGACCAAGCACCAATAGTACCACCTAGTTTAGTTTGAGTGTGTCTTTGTAAATCATGAGTATGTCCATAAATTACATTTTCACCATATGTCTCTAAATGCTTTTTAGCATGATATGTAGTAGCAAACGCTCCATGAAAAAAGGTTAATTTACCTACTTGGATAGGTAGGTTGTAATCAGTGTACTTATATCCTCTTTCTTTGATTTTACACGCTTTTTTAAATGTGTAATCAACCATATAAGGATATTTATCGACAAAATTATCCAACCAGAGATCATGGTTACCTTGGAGTAGATATTTTTCTTTACATTTGACTTTTTTAAGAGCTTCATCCCAAACATCTAATCCTTCGTTTACTAATCTAATATCTTCATCTATGAGAGGAATTTGATACTCTAATGGTGGTAATTTTTTATCTTTATACCTCCAAGCAGAAACAGATTCCCACTCACCTACATCTCCCAAATTTACAAAAACATTTGGTTTTACTTTTTTAATTGCTTTTAATACGCAGTTAATTGCAGCCTTATTCTCTAAAGGATAATGCTGATCTGGTATTATTATACCACGTTTTTTGAGCTTCAAGAAAACCCCCTATTTTTTATTTAAGGCTTTTTTAACTTCAGCCCAAAGTTTATCATCAAGCTTATTTGAAGATTTAGCTACTAGCCAATCTCCTAAATGCATGATAACAGCTTTAATAAGTTTTTCTGTACCTAAGCTAGTAAGTACTTTACCTAAAATTGGTCCCATTATTTGCTCTCCTTTTCACAATTAGTGTCGCAAGCTTCAAGGCCTTTCATATATCCTTGATGCTCAATGATCATTTGTTTTAATTCAGCTAATCTTGTATTAGCTTCTTGTATTTCGTTAACAAGTTCATTATGCTGTTCAACCAATGATTCCATTTTAGTTTCAGCTTCTTGTCTTAGATTTACTTTTTTTTCTTTAGCCATTTAAGGTTCTCCTGTTTATGATATTAATTTAAGAATTTTACCCATTTTAGTTTTTCCAAACCCTTTTTTAATCGTCTTATCATCTAAAGATTTAACTCCAAAAGCATCTAAATTTAATTGTTTAGTAGATACTGGTCCACGTGCTTTAGTTGCATCATCAATTTTTCCAGTAATAGGATTACGTGCCCAAATACCACGTCCTGTTTTATTAACACTACGCATGTTAGGACCACCTGGAATATTTCCACTTAATGCTCTACCTATTGCTCCACCTGGCATTCTAGATTGAGGAAGACCGCTTTGTACTCTACCTTGTCTTACGGGAACTCTATCGCCTTTAGATGAAAGTTCTGTAGGTCCTTGGTAATTTCTTATTACAGGTTTGTCCACAGCTACGCTTCTTGGGTTTTTTGCCCTTTCAATCATAGGTTGACCTTCATATTTACTTCCATATAGGCCACCCATTCTTCTACCTTTATTTTTTCCAAATCCACCTTTACCAGTAATTTTTCTAGCCATTTGTTGATTTTTAAGTGAACTTAATCGTTTTTTAGCTAAACTTACTTGACTTTTTGTTGAAGTAGGATCTTTTATTATTTTTTGCTGTATTGTAGCTTTACGAGTTAATTTACTTTTAGTGTCCATAGGACTAAATTGTCTACCAGGACTTTTAAAAGTATACTCTGTTTGCATAGCTCTTTTATATTCTGTGCTTTTAGCTACCTTAGGTCTTCCTTTTCCTTTAGAAGGAGGAAAACCTTTTTCAGTACCAGGTCCTAAATCAGTTATTGTTTTAACTTTAAAAGATTTAGGCATTTTACCTAAAGATGTGCTTTGTTTACCGTATTGATTAAACAATCTTCCTTTTCTAGAAGCTTCAGCAGTTTCAATTTTTCTTTGTGTTCTTTTAGTAGGTGAAACAATTCTGTCTTTATTTAAATCATAATAAGAACCTTTTGGTAGTCTTCCACTAGAAACTTGTTTTTGTACACTTTTTTGTATATTTCTTTGTCTTGGAGTTAACTTAGGTTCAGGTAATCCCAAAGGAGGTTGGTTAGCTTTTGCTTTTCTTCTAGCAGCTTTTTTTTCTTTTGTAGAAGTACCTATAGCTTTACCTAATTTTTGAATATTTTTTATTACATTTAACTTAGGAGTTCTATCTCTAACTTCTTTATAAATTCTTTTACCAGCTTGATAACCAAGATATCCTGTAGTTGCACCTGCAGCTAATTTAGCAGGAGTTCCAAAAACCTGTCTTAAATCTTTTAAACCTTTTTCTCCTAAATTTGGTTGCTCTGCAACAGAATCTCTTGTTTTTGCATAATCTCTTAATTTTTTCTTAGTTTGTATCATCTTTAATCCCTTCTAAATATTTTAGATAGTTTATTATATCCTGCACCTAATACTTTAGCAACTGGGGAAAGAACTTTTCCAGCAACAATACCTTCACCAGTCCATCCTAATACACCTTGTGTTAAATTACCTACAGTTCTTCCATATCCGTATTCATCATAAAATTCGTTAAGTTTTTTTCTACTATCTAGAGGTTCAGATAAACTAAGTAAAGTTTCTTTAGCTTTTCCACTAGTTGTAGCATCAACAACTTTATCATATAAATTGTCTTCTGTTAAAAAACCTGATCCTCTAAAACCAGCATGATCACCAAAAAAGAAATTTATAAGATTATCTCCAGCTTTATGATCGTGATCATCGTCATATACTTTCATGCCAAGCATAGCATTCTGGTATTGCCTTTTTTTATTTTTATCTGATTGCATCATAGTTTTTACCTCTAATATAACAATTATTTATCTTCTTGTCAAGATTTTACTTGACAAATCTATTTTTTCTTTCTTTTGACAATCTTTTTAATTTTTCCGTTATGTGTTCTAGCAAACTTATGTGTTTTAGTTTCTCTTATTAGAGTACCTTTATAACGTTTGCCACCCCACATCCAACTTACTGTTTTAGCCATTGCCTTGTCCTCTATAACGTTTAATATAATGTTTATTACTCAACTTATTTCCATATTTTGTATGCCTACCTTTACCTTGCCTTGTTTTCTTTTTAGTAGACTTTCTTACTTCTTGATTAAATAACGATCTACGTTTCATTAATTTCTACACTTCCATCTTCTACGTGCTTGTCTTATTCTAGAATTTGGATTGTTTCTTGTTTTTGCAGAACTTCTTTTTAATTGACCTTTAGATCTTGCACAATATGACTTTCTTCTTTTAGCTGCTTTACTACCTTTTTTTACTTTACCAGTAACAGCAGTTTTTAATTTACTTCCAGGATTAGCTCTTCTATGAGCAGCAACACCCTTTTTAGTCATACCAGCACCTTTTTTCGTAGGTCTATAATTAGCGTTTTTACCTTTAGTAGTTCTTCTTATAGCTTTTTGTCTACGTTTTTTTCTTTCTGCCATTATTTAATCTCTTTTTTAATTTTATCAAACACTTCTTGTTCATCAAACTTCATACTAATACCTGGTTCATATCTCATTACTTCAGAACCATTTTTAAATATAATAATAGTAGGAACAACTTTTATATTCCATTCTTTTTGTATAACTGCACCAATAGCTTTATTACTAAGATCGACTTCTCCTACATAACAAAGCTTAGCAAGTTTTTCTATCTTAGCTCTATTTTTATAGTTCCAAGAAGCATTTACTTGCACTACTGCACAATTTTCTAGTTTTACTAATTGAATTTTTTCAAAATTATCTAGATTAACTGACTGAGAGTGCAAGGGCGACTGCCATAGCAATAATCCAAGCAACCATGCCATACCATAATAATAATTCATCTCTGTACCTCATTATTTGTTATTCATGTCTATAAGAGTCTCAGTAATAGCTCTAGTATCTTCTTTAATGTCATCTACTTTTTCTTCAAGCTTATCTACTTTACCCTCTGTATTTAATATAGAATCACGAATCATCTGATCTTTTAAATCATATTCCATGCGTGAAACCTCTGGTTCTGGTAGTTCTTTAGCAAGTTCTATTTCTGCTTGTAAAGAATACCACATACCTATAATCATCCCTATAGTGACTACGATACTAATACCTGTCTCTAGAGATAATGTAAATTTAGTGTCTTTACCTACTTCCATTGTTATCCCCTATTGTTTATTATTGTCCACCACCAAAACCACCACCACTTGTTTCATGGTATCCACCGATAGCATGACTGAAATGATGTGGAGCACTTATTATTGCAGATCTATGCGATGCTGTAACACTTGTATTTGCTGAACTAGCTAATGGATTATTACTACCACCTATTTTTTCAAAAGCTCCAATAGGTCCACTATTTTGTCCAGCATACGTATGTGTAATACCGCCAACAGTAACGTCTGATGTAGCCATAGCAGATATACTTATATCAGTAGTTTGCACTACTTTACATTCATCTGCTATTTCAGCTTTCAGTTTTACATTAGTATTAGGTACTGCCATTATTTACCTTTAATGCGATTAATTAATCTTATTAAATAACCAATCATTACTCAGCGTCTTTAATTGCGTTATATTCTACTAATTCAGCTTCTACATCTACTAACTCAGCTTCTAATCTAGCTTTTGTTGCTTCTGCATTAGAAATAGCATCATCAACTGATATGTTTTCTTCATAATCCAAAACAGTAACATCGTTACCATTTGCATTTTGCATAACTCTAGTGTGTTTAATTGACACCATTTTTGTTGATGCAGATGTTTCTTCTGACATTGCACTTATTATTTTAGCCATTTAACTTCTCCTTAAGATCGTTTATTTGTTGTTGTTGTTCTTGTACTGCTTTTATTAATACCGAAGTAAGTTTAGCATAATCTACAGTTTTGTGAGTTTCTTCTCCACTATTTAATGTATCTACTTCTACTACTACTTCTGGTATAATCTTTTCTATCTCTTGTGCTATAACACCAATATCGTGTTGTCCGTTTCTTTTTTCTTTCCAATCAAATGATACTGGTCTAATATCTAACACATCTTTTAATCCATAATTTAAATCTTTAACATTTTCTTTTAATCTAGCGTCTGATGCAATAGTTGTAGAAAACGCTACTACATCACCATCAAATAATGCATTACCATCATAATCTACTCTCATGCAAACATCTGCAATAGGTGCAGTTGCACTATTTGCAACAGCTCCAGTTACTACATTAGCTCTACCCCAAAATAAATAATTATCACTAGACAATAACATTCCATGTGTAGTAGAAGTATTACCGCTTGTTTTTAAATATGCATAATCGCCTAAAGCTGTTTGATAAGCATTATATAACACGTCGTGCGTTTGCATTCCACTATTCCAAGAACCTACATATCGTCTTATTGTAGTACCATTGCTATTAACTTGAAACTCACTTGTTACTCTAGCTTGCCCACTAGTTAATGTTCCACTTGCGTCTACTCTAAATTCTTCAGTATTACCAACATAAAATCTTTGTGAGTCATCTAAAATATCTATTCTATCATCTTGACCGCTTGAACTACTAAAGTTTCTTCTTAAACTTAAATCTTCATCATAAGAACCTACAACACCGCTATCTACTATAATTTTATTATTAAAATAAAATTTACCTCTATCAGTATTTATATGACCCCAACCATCATTAGCTGGTCCTAATTCTATATAACCATTATCAGTTATAAATCTATGATATGCAGAACCACTACCTGTATGTGCATGATGATAATAAGCCCTAGTATCACCTACATATAATTCTAGGTAATCAGTTGTATCTCCTGGCTGATATAGTCTTAATGTATTATCATGTTGTAATTGCATAGCAAGTTCTTCTGTACCTGCTCTTCTTGTCCAAAATCTTAAATGTCCAGCTCTACCAGATTGACTACCATCTACTAAGTAAGATGATATTCTTGCCATACTATTTGTACCGCTTTGACTATGTCCAAATACTAAACTTCCTCCACTACCAGCACTTGTTTGTGTATTTCTAATCTCTAATGAAGGGTTAGAATTATATCCCATTATTGCACTACCGCTATTAGCCATTAAAAACATTGCTTTGCTTGTAGCTCTGTTGTAAAAATATATTTGACTTGTATCGTGCTCTATGCTTATTTCATTACCATTAGTTCTTGCAAATCGTATCATTTGGTCTGAACCACTAGCAAGTCTTAAATTATTATTGCCACTTATATCCATTGTAAAGGTTGAACCTGGTGTTGTTTGGTCTGTTTCACCATATCCTAGTCGCATACTATGTGCTACTGTTAACTTACCTTCAGTTGTAACAGCCATAGCTCCGCCAGCTTGTCCATGGTTATTATCTCCAAACCAAAAACCTCTACTAGCTGTATTGCTCATTTGGAAAGTCATAGCATAATCACTATCCAATCCACCAAAAGTAAAACTATTTTGCATACCTATTGCATAAGCAGAAGCAGTCCAAACTCTATATTTATCTCTACTTGAAGATGCTGGCATTACAATCTTGTTTACATTAGTATAACTTAAATCTAAACCATTACCATTTACTCGCATTCTTTCAGTACCATCAGCTATAAAACGTGTCTGATTAGTTTCTATAGCAATCATATCGGTATTATTTTGACTTCTTAATTCTAAAGTATTACCTGATTGACTTGTTACTATTGCTTTACCAGTATCCCAAGTTATTGTACCTCTATCAGCACTAGCTCCAAAATGATATTGACCATCATAAGTTATTATACATCTTGTAGTACCATTGTTTTGAAAATAATAACCACCAGTAGAATGCGTAGAGTTTAATAACATATGTCCACTACCATTAGAACCAAAGCCTACTCTATTGTTCCAGCTATTACTTGAGTATAAACTCCAAAAACCATTGTTTTCTCCAGCACTATAACCACCATCTACTAATACAGATACTTGATTATTGTTAGGATGATCTCTTTGTATAGATATTTCTCCACCATTTATTGTTATTCCTCTATGTCTACTACCACTAAAGTTAGCACCATTCCAAGTACCACTATTTTGCCAAAAACCACTTGCGTGTACTCCATCTAACAAATCTGCATCTAATCCACTACCAGATCCATCGTTAGCTTGGTTCCATACTTTACTCCAAGTAGCATAACTACTATTTGTTTGAGTATGACCTACATAAAACTCTGCATTATTAGCATATCCAAGGGCTATACCACCCCATCCACCAGCAGTATCTCTTTGAGAAATCTTATGAAAATAAAAATAAGTTGAACCAGGATTACCATAGTTTTGATTCCCACTTCTCATCATACCGTGAAACCCTGTTGGTAATGATGACCAGTTTGCTTCACTTAATTGGTCTCCTTCTATTCCATGTCCACTTGTATATCCAATATGTGTTCTATCATCTCGAAGATTTACTGTTTTAACTAAATCTGCACTTGCATCTACGTGAAGTTGGTGTGTTTGGTTTTGAGATTCTACTCTAAAATCTGAATTATGTCCACCTTCATTAAATGTTGCTCCATAATTAACAGACATTGGTGAACTAAAAGAAGTATTACCATAAACATTATGCGTTCCTGTGTTGGTTAAGTTATATCTTGTATTAGCTCCACCAGTTTGTAATAATAAACCATTGCTTGTTGCTTGTATATATAGATCTTCTCCACTATGATAAATTTTTCCTTTTGGAACATTTAATGCACCAGCTTCACTTGCATCTATTTGCAATGCATTTACATTAGAACCACCATCATTTACTCTAAAATAAATATCTTTATCTTGTGCATTGTTTGCTATATATAAACTATTACCAGTATCTTTTTCTATAAAACTATCACCTGA